GAATAGCTTGCGGTTAAAGTCGGAGTCGACATACCGGGTCTTGGAAATTCCCGTGCTCCGGGGATGGCTCAGATAGTCTACGTTCTTCCATTCACCATGCTTCATCGCAGCCAGGATACCGCCCTCGAATGCATCCGCTCCGGTCTCAACCGTAGCCAGCATCATCTCCTTTGATGCCTTCCCAAGCCCTTGCACGTAGCGGTATACGTCGAGAATGATCTCACCGACGAACAGGACTTTCTTCTTGTCAGCCGCTTCGAACGCCTCAAGGATTTTATCCCGAGCGCCAAGGTTCTTCATGAAGTCCAGGTATTCGCAGACATCGGCCGGGAACCTCTCGTTTTTCAGAAGCCGAGAAGAGGACCACTTGCGGCTGCCCGTGATCTTCATCTGTCCGCCTACCTCCGCAATGGCCTCGCGCTCCTTGGAAAAGCCTGCATTGGTCGAGGCAATATAATCCACGCCTTTGACGTAGAACGCAGGCCTGAGCCGCCGGATGAGATCCCAGGCCCCTTCCTCATCGTTGATGATAACCTCATCTACGCAGTCCAGCGCGCGAACAGCCTCGGCCCGCTGCTCAGCGCTGAAATGTGGGCGGCCAATGCCCTTCTTGACATGGCGATCGGAGGACACCGACACGATGAGGCGATCGCCGAACTTGGCCGCCTCCTGTAAATGACGGATGTGGCCAAGGTGCAGCAGGTCAAACACACCATGGGCTAGGACGGTATTATTCATCTTCCTCGCGCTCTTTGGTGTATTCCCATGCCCTTGCAAGCTCTTCCATTCCTCGCCTGATCTCATCACCAAATTCCGCAAACCCTGATCCGATGCCATGTCCAGCAATGGCGATTCCTGCACCAAGAAAAAACAGTCCCCAGCCTAACGCTTCTTCCATCACGCCACCTTTGACTGATCAGGCAGCAGGAACCGTCGAAACATCTGTTGCTCGCTTTCCGGCATGCCATAGTCCTCGAGCAAGCTCGGAATCAGCGCAATGGCCCGCTGCTTCACCCGGTTGTAGCGTTCGTCCGGCTTAAGGTTGCCGGCCCATTGAGACAATTGGGCGTTCTGCTGGCGAACGTTATGGTTGATCATCCGCGATCTCGAATCGATCATCGGAAATCCGGCAATCAGCAAATCCTTTTGCCAAGCCGGACACTCAAACTCAGGATCATTAAGGATGCTCAAAGCCTGCTGCCGGCGCATCAAATAAGCTGCGTCAAACCATGTGGCCCACCAGCCAGGTTCGCGCATTTCCATCGTAACGCCCGGCCTGGATTGATCCGTTCGGATGTTGGAAAATGAAATCCGTCCGATCATCTTGGCAAGATCGTCCGTCCAATGATCGCAGAACCAATACGGGAAATATGCCGGAAGAAGGAATCCGAGCTTCTGCACGTACTTCGCAGTCGCCGCATAAGTACAGGAAAAGCTCATGTTGGCCAGATGGCCAAACACAGCGCCTATCCCATCGGGGAAACGTGCTGCGGCATCCAGAATCTTCTGGTCATACCCCGGAGTGGTGTAAGGATCATCGTCCGCATGATACGCATAGACATCGGCCGGAACCGATGTAATCCGATTCCACTTGGCCGCCACGGTGTCTTCTCGCGGCGCAATATTTACAACGATATTGCCTAACGATGTTAGACTATGACCCGTAATAACATCGATGGTCGGTAGATCATCATCGTCAACCTGAACGTAGAGAACCGTGTCCCTGTTCGTCCAGTTCGACGAGGAAATTTTCAGGGCCTCAATGAGACGATCTGGCCTGCCACGAGTAGCTAGGGATATTGCAAGTTTCAAGCGCGTGCTCTTTCTTTGGCGCGGCGTGCTGCCAATGTTCGATTATTCGCCGTCCGTCTGATAATGACCGGCCTCGCGGTTAACATTGAGAACGTCAAGACTCTTGTCGATTTGCATTTTTATGCCGCCGCCAGTGCCCCTATACTTGCCTTCCATCTCAAAGCCTTCGCCGAGCCCCTTCTTAACGCCGGCAAGCTTCAGGCTTTCATTCCGGTCGCTGATGAGCTGGCGCGCGTTGCGGATGTCTTCCTGCTGCGCCTCGACGGTTAGCGCCAGCGGGCGCTCCATCAAGAGCTGCTGGCCTCTGACGATGTTGCCTTTGCTTCCCTTCGGAACAAGCGTTCCCGCATAGCGCTCGGCCGGAACGGGTCGCCATCCGTTTTGGTGCATCATGTGGTTCTGGTCCAACAGGATATCCGAGTTGCCGGCGATGCTGACCGAGTTCCATTGATAGGACCAACCCTTAGGCACCATGTCCTGAGGGATTTCGAAGATGTCGCCGACCTGCGTTCGGGTACGCGACAGAACCTCGCCATCGCGGCCCGTGACCTCGATGCGGCCGTTCGATCTGGTGCGGATTTCGCCGTGCGGAGCGGCAGTGCGAGCGGCAGCTACCGGAGCCTCATCCTCATAAATCGGGGCCTTCTTGACCTTGCGTGTAATGGGATCAGGAAACTTGGCAGCACGCGCTGCACGGGCTTCCTTGCTGCGGCCGTCGACCTTGGTTTCGGAAGACTTAACGATCTCAAGTTCGGTTTCATCGTTCATGTATTTTCTCCGAACATCCAGCCGAATAGCCGATGCATCAATGATCTTTGCGGTTTCACTTTGCATTCTGGTTTTGGGTCATAGCATCCCTCCAGACCATAGGATGTCGGGCCCCAAGTCTGGTTGTCCCATATCCCGGTTGATGTAGCCGGAGAAAGAACAGGAACACTTTCCGGTTCAGGCAACGGCCTACTAACCACCTTCTGCGCGATCTCACGGTCTCCGATCGGGACCACGTATTTCTTGCCAGAACCCATTTGCATGCTCACGCCGCCTGAGAACTCAGCACCGTATTTGCTTAGCCAGTTCTGGACGTTCGCAAGCGCCTTGCGCACGCGCTCGTCTTCTTCGTCTGGGTCGGATGGATTGCCGTGACGATCATTCATGATCATTGATCCGTCGTATAGCTGCGATCATAGGCTCCGGTCTGCTGCATCTTCAGCTTGCGGCGGGCGAATTCCTGAACGCCGATCACATCCCCCTTCTTGAACTTTCCGTTCGGGTCGGAATAGTTCCAAACGTGAGTGCCGTCCTGAGCCGCCGCAGCCTCGCGGGCTGAGAGTGTCACACTCGCCCCGCCATTGCTGCCATTGCTCGAAACCGCAGCGCCAGGCGCCACCGGAGGGGCCGCAGCGCGCTTTGGCGCGACCTGTGCGGCCTCAGTAGGATCAGGGGCCTTCTTGCCGATGCCGAGATATTCCTCGACCCGCGCGAAATATTCCGGCGTGTCAGGGATCAGATCCTCGGCCTGCGCTACCGCATCAGCCGCCGTGAGTTTCTTCAGTCCCTTCTCGCTGCGGACGTATTCGGGATGCGCCCTCACCCATGCGGCCGTGGGCGGGGTTCGGTTGGCTGCGAAGACTTCGACCGGATCGTTTGAGGTAGGTTCTTCCCGTTTCGGCGGGGCTTTGGCTCGCGCCTCCATGTCGGACTTGGCTTCGTCGAGCCGCATTTCCGTGGCACGGGCTTTGCTGAGGCGATCTTGCGCTTCGATTTCCGCGTCAATGTCACCCGCTGACTTGGCCGTCCGAATGTCCTGCTTGGCGCGCTCAGCATCTTCCTGAGCCGAGCTGAGCGCCGTCGTGATGGTATCGAGACGGCTGGACGAGACGCGCTTGTTCGCCGCTTCCGCTTCCTTGCGATGCTTATCAGCATCCTGCTCGGCCTTGATTCGGCGCTGCTCCTGATCGGCCGCGCGGGTCTCGAGCTCCTTGTATTGCGCCATCAGATCCTGAACGGCGGGATCTGGCTTAACCTCGATCTTTGGTTCCGTCTTCGTCTCAGTCTTGACGACGGTCGCGCCTTCAACGTTTGCGACTTCGTCCGGGATGATGTTGATGGAGATTTCGTCGTCAGACATGTGAGACCCCGATTACCGGCTTATCTGAAATGAGGAGGCGCATGTAATACCCGTACCTTACCTTGCGCGGGTTCATGCCGATCTCTGGAGCGATGCGCCAATAAAGCTTTCCCTTTCGCCCTGCGCAATATCGATCGAAATGTTCTTGCGCATGCTCGCGAGCGCTGGCCGGCGTCAAATATTCGCCGATTTGGAAAAACTCAGTATAATTCTCGCCTGTGACCGACTTCTGTTGAGAGGTTGGCTCTCCCACTGGAAACCTTGCTTCGCAATAGCTTCTGAGAGAGACAGCCTCTTGATCGCATCCAGAAGTTTTTATGGCCAGTTCAGGTCCAATAATTTTAACCTTGGGCATGCGCAGCCTCTGAGGTTGTTTCCGATGTTTTGGCCGCCGCGCGCATCTTCAGTATCCGGGTGCGAGCCCGATTGATCCGGCTCTTGATCGTGCCGATCTTGGTGCCCGTTATGTCGGCGATCGCGCCGTAGTTAAGGCCTTCGGTGGCCAGATCGAGCATTTCTCGCGCATTCTCCGACAGCTTGCGCAAGTGCTTCTCATCGGAGGGATAGAGTTCAAAATCCTTGGCCGGGTGATTCTTCGGATGATTGATGGTGATCATGACTGGCCTCAATAGATCAACGACGGGTCTTTCACCCGCCCGCGAACGAACGTGTCCTCGATCAGACGGCAGGACAGACCTTCATTCACCTTGCTGCGGTCGCGAATGAAAAGCTCATGGCCATCGCTAGGGCGATAGATTACCCAATCGCCAACCGAGATGGTGACGCCACCGAATTTCGCTACGCTGTCGTCCAGAAACGCGACAGGTCCGGTTTTCAACACCAGTCCGATTTTTCCCTGAAACCGATCCTCCGCCATGGCGTTGTCGGTCTGGTGGAATGCGATGTCTTCGCCGTTCGGGCCCTTGAAGACCTTCGGCGGCGGTATGTACGTGGCAACCAAAACCAGATTGTGAAAAACTTCGTAGTCGCTCAAATCTCCAGCCGCATCCCATAGGGGTTGGGCTGGGTCGTACGCAGCCGCTTCAGCGAGCCGCCTCAGATCAACTTTCATTTACCTAGCTCCAAATCCGAGCGGATGCTCTATGGCTTCCCCATTCAGCATAAGTGCGTATCTCATATATGACTTGAGGTAACGCCATTCGCCCTTTGGTGCCGCAGCAGGGAAGATCGTGTCACTCATAAAATCAGTTGCCCAATCTTCCTTTCCTAGCGATATCTTGATCTCTTCAAGACTGATCGGGCCAGTCTTTTTCCCGATCTCCTTATCAATTTGATCCCGGTTCATAACCTGAGACAAATCGGATGGGATTGTGTCTTGGTGAACATCAAACTCAGGAGGAATGCGCCATATTAGTTTGGCTTTTGGCGTATGAATCAAATGGGTGAATAGATGAATCGCCATCGCTTTGCACACAAACGATTCGGCAAACGAGGTGCTCGTTTCGTCACCATACTTGAAGATGGCAGCTCTTAGAACTTCTCTGAACGGATTGATGCCGCCACTTAATTTTGAAACGGTTTCAGTTTCTCGGTCTATGGAGGAAACCCACGCATAGAACGTTTGACGGTCTTTAACCGTCATAGGGTATTCTACCCCGTTTATTCCAATCATCTATCGTCTCTCAGGCCCGCTCGGCCTTTTCAATATCGTCGCAAACTTGCAACGCTTCATCGAGTCCTTCCAGGATACCAACGCGGCGTTTGAAGTCCGGCCAGTCTTGAGCAACAACAAGTTCGCTCAGGCGGTCAGCCCTCATTCGCTCAAGTTTCATCCTGAATGTGCGAACTGCATGCGGATGATCAAGCGCAAAAACGCTAAAACCACGGGTATCTGTGCTCATGCAAAATTGTCCGGGTTGTATTCGGACGGAGCGATGTCTTCGATCGCCTCAGTCTCGGTGAAGTCGTCCGGGAAGATCGCCTGATAGCGGGCTCGTGCCACGCGAATCATCTCTTGGCGAAGACGTTCGGACGGCAGGAGATTGCGGGGACGCGGGACGAACTGAACGATTTCCGCGCTCATTTCACCTCTCCACTCCGGGCTCCCACGGCTCATGTCCAGCCTTGTTCTGCATGTGCGCCTTGGCCTTGCGTGCCTTGCCGCCTCCGCTGCCTGCGGGAAGCTTCGGGGCCATTTGCTTGCCCTTTGCGCCATCGGAATAGATCGGGCCGCCCGCAGCTCGCGTGATGACCGGGCCTCGGCCGATGTTCTGCGTGTCGCTCTTGTTGCCGGAATGCTGAATAGGAGTGCGGTCGCCGATGCCCGTTATGCCCTTCTTGTCGGCCAGAGACTTCTTCCCGACCGCGCCGCCGTCCTTGTAGGCCCTGCCGCCATCTGAGCGGGGCGGCATGCCGGGAGGTCCGCCCGGAGGCCCGCCGAGGCCAGCCATGGGAGGAGCGCCAGCGCCGGGAGGCGGCATCATGGGCGGCTTGGGAGGCATCATTGGGGGAGGCGCACCAGCTCCCGGAGGCGGACCACCAACGCCAGCCATCGGCGGATGCTGTCCGCCAGGAGCCACAATCACGTTCACGCTGGTCTTGCCGCTGCCCTTGTGCTTGACGTGGCCGCCCTTAGCGCGGCGAACAGCCTTGTCACCCCGGGCCTTAACGCCCTTGCCGTCATGCTTGAGCGCGCTGCCCTTGACCTCTTTCTTGATCAAGGCGCGGTCTTCGGCCTCATCGGAATGGACTGAGCCGCCACGGGCGTAGCACTTGCCGCCGCCGGCGATGTGGGAAACGCGGTCCTTCTCGACCTTGTGAGCGCGATGTTCGTTCATCGGATGGGCCATAGTTACGACACTCCCAAGGCTTCGTTGCGGCCAAGTTCGTTCATGGCCGAGAGGGAATCGAATTGTGAATTGCGGCATTCACCAATGCCCGCGCCGCTGTTGTGCAAGGAACCAGCAGACATCGGCATCGCACCTTGGATCGCGCCAAGACCAACCGCATTTGTCGTGCCATACCATGGCCTATAGGGAGGGTACGGCACCACTTGCGGCGAAATATACGTCGGCCAGTAGCGATCAACGTAGACCCGCTCTGTTACCGGTTTGCCGTCGATCTCAGCAACCCGCGCCTTGATGCGTGTCCACTGCGCCTTGTTTGGCGTTCCGTCCAATGCCTCAGTGAAGCCATCGAACCACGCCTTAAATTCCTGAGGAGTCATCTCACTTTTCCTTCTTCACGTCATTGTTCTCCAAGATTTGGATAACTCGCGGATTGAAGTGAGCCCGCCAATACGGATCATTAAAGTCCTCGGCCTCGTCCGAATGCACCGATCCGCCACGGGCGTAATGCTTGGGCGATTCGCTGATGCCGGCGATGTGCGAGACACGCTCGCGCTCTACCTTGTGTCCGCGATGCTCTTGCATTGGATGGGCCATTGTTGATCTCCTTAGTACGGTTAATTTAGGCGACTTCGCTTAGCGCCATATCACTTTGCAGCGTCGTGACCCGCCATACGTACGGACCACCAACAAACGTCATCTCAATGCATTTACCGGGCTGATACGCGATCACGTCACCCTTATATTCGCGTACAAACTCTGGATTGACCGTGAATGACATCATAACCGAGCCGGCCATATTAGTTGGTTTTGTCTCCCATTCATTCGTTGTGGGGTCGCTCCAACTAATCATGCGCGGATGCTCAACGCGGTTTTTCATGTCAAAACCGAACGCTATGATGAATCCCTGAGAGTGCTTGAAAAGCTTCATCACTTTTCCTTCTTCACGTCGTAGGCCGCGTCTTCCAGAACCTTTCTTGAGCCGCCGTAATTCCGAATGGTGTCCGTCACGTCAGCGTCGGTTGCCTTCTCTACGAAGGGCTGCAGGCCCCTCAACCACGAAGGATCGTTCTTGTGGCCAGCGCTCTTATACGGATGGGCCATGCTTGATCTCCTGTTTGATATCGCGGAAGGAAGGGCCTGGAGTTTGTGCCATTCGCAAACGTTCAATCTCGACAATTGCGCGGTTAATCAATTCACAGTCGCCCCAATAGTCGCCACCAACGAGCAAGCCACTTGCGGCTCTCTTAAGATCATCAAGAACGTCCATTATTTCTTAGCCTTTGGTTTCGCCGGCTGCGGCGGATTCAACGCCTGATGTGTTTGTAACGCAGATTGGTCGGCTTGACTCTTCGCGTCCAAGATATGCCCAGCTACGTCAAGTTGGTGGCCGCGCTGATCCTGCATCGCGCCGAGACCAGCCTTGGCCACCTCGAGCGCATGGCCCTTATGGTCCATATTCTCCTGATGATCCTGGGTGCGGTTGTCGAGGTGGGTCTTGGCCGCCAGCGTGGCCTGATCGCGCATCTCGCCGGCTTGAACCTTGGCGGTATCAGCCTGATGGATGATGACTTCCTTCGTAGTATCAAGTTCATGCATTTTGGTTTCAGCGTCTAGCTCAGCCATCTTCTGCTGCGCGTCGGTCTGGGTCTCAGCGGCCTTCTGCTGCACCTTCATTCGATTGGTTCCAGCGTCCATCAGCTTGGCTTGGCCCACCGGATCGGGTGCAGCGGCCTGCGGCGGGGCCTCCTGCACCAAACCTGTCGGGTCTTCCCGCATCGCTGCGAGAATCCTCAGCAAGGCTTCCTTCGCACTAAGGAGAGGCTTGAAGTCTGGTATTTGGAGTAGCTGCACCAGCCCCAGCGCCTTCGCCACGCGGTGGATGTGGCTCGGTACGTTCGGATCAGAGACCGGCACCAGCTTGACGTTCTGCAGCGCGGCCAAAAGACGTTGCGCATCCCAGCCCGACAACTCGTCACCAGCCGCGGTCAACAGATCCTCGGGATGGCGGCGGAACAGATCCACCAGCATGCCGATTTCTTCGCTCTGGGCGGTATGCATGCCCTTGTGGGCCGCCGCCATGACCTTGGTGGCCTGCTCGATCTGGGCCAGCATGGTGCCGACAGGGACGTTCGCAATGCCCTCAGCGGCGGGGATCTCGGCACCCTGCCCAAGCGCCTTCGACTGTTCGGTGATCTTGTCGATCAGGCCGAGCAAGCCAGGTGTCACGTCGCGATAAGGGTTGGGCATAATGATCTGGCTGATTGGAAGGTTGCCAGTCTCGACAGGTTTCCACTCGCCCGGGCCCACCTGAAAGTCTGTGTTGATCTGCCGGCCGGCGAGCTTGGCAATCATGCCGCCCGGAAAGTTGGCGAACATGCCGGCGTCCAATGCCTCGCGCCACGCCGCCGTCATCGCGGCCGAGGCGTTGCCCAGCAGGTTGAGCATGCCGGTTCCGTAGAATCCGGGGCCGGGAATGTATGGATACCGGACATACATGCGCTGCCGGTTGCAGTGCTCGTCGCCCTCGTCCCAGTCCCGGCGAATCGACAGGACCTCCTCGTTGTCCTTATCGATCGTCACCAGATACGGAAGCGGGATGCCCTCGCCCTTGAACTTTGAGCCGTCCGGAATGAAATCGTCCAGATCGATTTCGCACTGCGCTTCCCAGATCGTATAGGGCTTGTCCTCTGGACGGTCAGGAGTTGGGTTGGTGCCTTGGATGCCGGCAATCTTGCTGTCGATCGCGTCCGGCTCGGGATTTGGCGGTGGAGCTCCAGTCTTGCGATAGGCACCGAGCAGCACCATCCGCTTGAAGACCGAAGGGCGCATCTCAATCTGGTGCGTAATTCGCCCGCATGAGCGCAGATCGGTCGAAGTGTCCGAGACGATCAGGTCCTTGCCGTCGACCTTCTCTGACACGGGTCGGCGCCGCATCGGGCAGCGATAGACCTTCTTGAAGCCGCTTCCCCTGAAATACACCCCCCACAGCAGCATATGGCTGGTTTCAGGGTAGTATTCGACGGCCTTTTCAGTGAGGTATCGGTTGACTGCGCGCTCCAGTCTGTCCCCGTCGTCGTCCTCCTGATTCGTCTCGCGGCCGTCCGACTTGACCTTGACCGGACCTGATGCCGGCAACAATTCGGCTTCCGCATTGGCCCATCCCTTGAGGCATGCCTCAAGCAACAGCGGGTTGCGGACCTTGGACATTACCGGCCCTTCGCCGGTCGAACTGACGTCGGAGCCGGGGCTCTCGATCTTCAGACCGAGGATGTCCATCCCTCTGGCGCCGTTCTGGAGCCAGCCTTGGCGAGAAGCGTCGTCGGCCTTGATGCCGTCGATCAGATCGTTCTGGATGACGGAAAGCTTGATGCCGTCGATCTTATCAACGAGGTTGGCGAACCACTTGTCTTCCTTGGTGTCGGGCCGGTGGGCGTCCAAACGGACAATGACGCCGCCATCCGGTTTTTGTTCCGTGATGGTTCCAGTCTCGGGGTCGACCATAATTGTCTGGTCGTCGCCGTCGTCGATTACGACATGTAATGCGCCGTCCTGCTCTGCCACGAGCCAATACATCCTTGATCAGGTTTGGACCGGGCGCCGGTCAATGTCAGCCGCAGCAGGCAGGCTGGGTCTTATATACTATGGGTTCTTCAAAACCCAAACGTCGCACAACGGGTTACGCTCGTATATCGCAGGGTCAGGTTCCCTACCGCCACCATTGATCACATCTTCTAGCGTGATGACGGCTTTGCGGCCAGGGTTGTTTGGGTCGAACCGCTTATAGACTGGAACGTTTCGGATGGGCTCAGCGTCGCGGGCGATCATGCTTCACCTCGAAAAGGATCGGGCCTGCGCCTAAGCCAAGATCACTCATGGCTCAATCTCTCCGGGGAAGACGGTAGAGACTGCAACAGGAGCGCAGGCCCGAATTGAATCTATGCGCCGTGACAGACTTGCACCGCAAGCGGGCCGCGAGTTATCCCCTACTTCTGCCGCCGCATCCGCTCGATAGCTCCGGTTTCGTCCAAGACCTTGTCCAGCACTTCCTGCGTTACCACCCTTTGATGTGACGGAGTAACCATTACGGCCAAAACTGGGGCGGCCTGTTTTACGAATCTTTCGGCTAGATCTTCCTCCGGAAAAGGCCCAATAGCGTGTGTCAGTTCTTTGGTGTCTGACACTTCCTGAAGAACCCAATATTCCATCATTTCGGCGCCCCCAGCCTTCGCATCCGGTCGATATGCCGGATGATCGCGTCTCCCGACATCGGCGCACCATGGCCGCTCATGCCGAAGAACTCGTCAGCCCCGATCATGTGAGACCGCGAGTTAGGTCCCCAGACCAGGCGAACCTCAACGTAGTCAGGGAACTTGGTATCAGGCTCAAGGCTAGGAGCTCGATCTAGATCGCCTTGGTGGGTGGGGCGGGGCATCATGTTTCTTCTTCAGAAGGAAGAGGGCGGATATAGGTTGCTTGGCATAGGCTCGGAAAGTCGCCAAATTTTCGGCTTGGATTGTTGCGCCAATGGCGCACCCAATGACCACCTTCAGTTAGGCTATCTGGTTCAATGACCCACTCGGCAACTTCCGGGCTGTCCCCCCAATCGCTCAGGATTAGATGCTCTTTGAAACGCCGGAAGGGTTCTGGCACGAAACAAGGCATTTTATTTTATCTCTCACTGAACCGTCTTGATGATCGACGATCGCCGCGAGGTTCGCTCCGACGTGCCTGACGTCACCGCGTCATGGATCTTGTACTTGAGATCGTCACAGGCAAGGTTCAGGTCCGCAGCCTGCCGCCCACTCATGACCGAGGCAAAGCCGTCCTTCATGCAGACGACAATGCCGATGGTAGAGAAGTTGCCCTCAAGCGCCTGGGCCAGAGTCTCCTTCAGCAGGTCGACGATTGCGATCTGGTCTTCGGTTAGCGCAGGCTTTCCGCCAATGATCTTCATCTTTCGTTACCTTCTCTTGATGCCCACTGATGCACAGTGGCTCCAATGATGATTGCAGTAAGCCACCACGGCGCTTCAACCCACCATAAAGTAGCAGAATTAACCAGAGCCAGCACCATCGAGAGCATAAAGTTGAATACTATGTTCCACTGGCGCTGCGACATAGTCAGCTTGCCGCCGATAATGCGTGGTCCGGTCATGCTACGATAATCCTTTTCTGCAACTCTCTGGCCTTCAGCCGCTCCCAACGATGGTCAGCGTCAAGAGGGATAGAATGGTGCGGACGGTGATATCCCCAATCTCATCCGGCAAGATCAGCATATTCTTGACCGGCATAATAACGCCAGAACGCACAATCGCAGGAGCCGCGACGAGCGCGAGGCCAAGACCAGTCAGGAATGTGCGGCGTGAACTGACGATATTAGTCATGTTGATTTCTTCCTCGTGACCAAAGAGATATTAGCAAATATACCTGCCCCACCCATATTTCAAATCTGTATCTGACTGATGTCATGTCTCCTCCATCGGGATCGGCTGGCGACCCATCTTGATCTTGATGCGAGGCTTGCAATACGACGGACGTTCCTTCATCCAATTGATACATTCTTCTCGCGACCGTCCGGCAGCCTCAAACGTTCCTATCCAATCGGATTGATACATAAAAAACTGGTCAACCGTCATGAGAAATAACCCTGCGCCACCGAGCCGCGCCGCATCTTCGCCAACTCCTTGATTTGGTCTTCGATCTCCATAGCCTTGGCTTCGTCGTCCGTGTTGGCGAGGCCGCTGGCGCGGAGGTGCTTGATCGCCTGTGTCGCGCTGTCGGTCAAATCCCGATACTTGTGCTTCGGAAACGATTCCATCTCGTCAATCACCATATCGGCCCAGTCCCGTGCCGGCGCATAAACAAGTAGTTGTGAGAATGTCGGCTGCGCCGCATAGGCCCGAGCTTCCTTGCTTCCCGCAACCTGACAGAGCTGCACCGAGAAATCCAGACGGCCATAGCGGTTCGACAACTCTTGTGCGGCACTTATTCCATTAGCCTTCGCTTCGATCAAAAGCCGGTCGACCTTGAATCGTTCACAGGTATATTTCACCCATTCCATCAGGCCCCATTTAGCCTGCGTGCGCTGCACCCAATGTTGCTTGCTCTCGCCCGGGGACATGTCCATGCGAGGTCCGGAGAACTGGAGGTGCTTGCGCCAGGCATGCACCAGCATGATCCGGTTCTCGCCCTCCTTGCTGAATACCCCCCACACCGTCAGCGCGCTCGGATCGTTGCGCTCCTGCTCGGTGAAGGCCGAATCGAGCGAGGCCACCAGATAGTCGAACACAGGAAAGCGGCCGTCTGAGCTTTCCCAGAGCTGCCACCATTCGCGCCTGAAGATGCCGCCGCCACGCGGCGATGGGCTCTGGCCGTACTGCCCTGCAACGGCATAGGGACCGATGTCAGTCTGTATCTTCTCCCACACTGATTCAGAGAAGCGCTCAGGCCATGCCAACATCCCGTTGACCTCGTCGGCCTCACCTTCATCATAGCGCGGATCGTACCAGCCGATCGAGGTTGTGACCGGCTCATAGTTTGCATCGGTCTGGCGGTCGTAATCGTATTCCATCGGGATCATCAGATGCTCATAGGCCATGCCCTGTTCAAGGATCACCCCTGACACGTCGTCGCCGTGCAGCCGCTGCATGATGACTATGATAACGTCCGCCTGCATGTCGTTGAGGCGGTTGGACATTGACTCCCGAAACCACCGGATTGTCTCGCCTCGCACAATCTCGGACTCGGCTTCCTTCACATTGTGGGGATCATCAAGAATGACGCGATTTCCACGCTCGCCAGTACCGACGCCTCCGACCGATGAAGCCAGCTTCCAGCCCGTGGCTTGATTGGACACCATCTTGGCGCCAAGCATGACGAGCTGGACCTTCTGGCTATAGAGATCCTGGTACTCGGGACAGGACACGAGCGATCCGAACCGGCGGTTGTCGCGCTCGGTCAGACTGGAGGAATATGAAAAGGTCACGTAGCGGAGGTGAGAGCCGATCGTGGCCCATTCCCATGCTGGCCAAAATACGTCGACCAACAACGATTTCATGAAGCCGGGGGGCACGTTGATCAACAGCCGCGTGATTTCGCCCCGTGACACTGCCTCAAGGTGCAGGCAGATCGCGTGCAGCGGCCAGCCATCGACGAATACGGTCTGAGGCTCCAGCACATGCCAGAAGTTCTTGACGAAGCGGAGCAGCCCGCCAGGGGCGGCAAAGCTATTGCGCAGCAGGCGGCGGTTGGCTTCTTTCTGGAGGCTCTCCAAGCGGCGGCGGGTGTCTGCGTCTAGCTTGAGGGTCATTCAATGCCATGGCAGAATATGAATTGGTCCGATGGACAATTCGATGATTTGACGGTTGGCCAAACTGATGAGGTCAAGATAGGTAGATGCCGGCGGCGTGAATGGCAGGGCTTTGACAGTCTCCCTCTTCGGCTTGTCGTCCCCAAGCATGCGCGATCGGATGTCCGCATAGTCGTATGCGATAGCGGTCATTTGGCTTCGTCCTTATTCGCTTCGTAAGCTTTGATCAGAAAGCGCTCAGCCCATTCACGGTCGCCATTGTAGTATTCGTCAATAGCACAAAGAGCAGCGGCTAGTGCGTCTTCGACGTCACTGTCGTTGACCCATTGCTGAAGCTCGCTGTCCCAGCGACGGTCGCTCATCGTCGATGCGCCTTATTTTCTCTCGCCTGCATGCCACGAGACTGGAGTTGTCTGCGCTCCATTCTGGCCCGCTTGGCATCCGCTGAAGGGTCTGGAGACGATAAAACAGCCCTCTTGATTCGCTCACCAACCAGAGATTGCCAATGTCCTCGATCAATATCTGACCATGAGATCAGGCCATGAGAAACCTGCAACATGACCTCGCCGCGCGCATAATCCTGCCATAACCTAAGTTCACGGACACCTTCGCCACTACGTCTTAAAACGTCCTGCAAAGCAGGCTCTATCATCCTGACGGCTCCAGTAAGAGAGTCAGTGTGAGAAATGCTCATTTCTCTTTCTCCTTCTTCCTGCGCGCCTCTTCTTTGACTTGAAGGACGATACGAATTTCATCTCGAAGTTCTTCGACACGGCGGTATGCCGAAACGGAACCCATAAATCCCCCAAGATATGTTTCGGCATCCTCAAGAAGCTTGTAAACGTCACGGGTCATTTCAAGTTATCCTTCCTGCGCGCCTCTTCTTGGCGGCGGTACCAAGTCGCCTTCGACATGCCCTCAGCTTCCCATGGTTTGGTTTTCGACAGCGTCTTGTGCGCGTCCTTGGCCAACGGCCGACCGCGCTTCGATTTGGCCAGCTGAGCAGGATTCGAACCTGCGACCTGCGGCTTAGAAGGCCGCTGCTCTGATCCTGCTGAGCTATGAGCCGATTTAGTTTCTGACGGATTCGGAGGCGACGGCCGAGATGCCATAGTCGGTTGTTTCCCTTTCGGGCTCCCATCAGAACTATTCCGAGCGGCGCGCTTGGCGTCGCCCAGTGCTTTGAGTTGGTCGAGCTTGCTCACGAGATCTCCGTCAACGGAAGCCACTGCACGCCCGGAACATTCATTTCTATGAGGATTTGAACGACACCTTCAGCGAAGTTAGCTAGCGATTTATCGCGGGCGGCGTAGGCGGTGTCGGCGGCGTAGGCGGCGTAGGCGGTGGCGGCGTAGGCGGCGTAGGCGGTGGCGGCGTAGGCGGCGTAGGCGGCGTAGGCGGTGTCGGCGGCGGCGTAGGCGGCGTAGGCGGTGGCGGCGTAGGCGGCGTAGGCGGTGTCGGCGGCGGCGTAGGCGGCGTAGGCGGTGGCGGCGTAGGCGGCGTAGGCGGTGGCGGCGGCGGTTCGCGCAGACCGCGCTACCGTGCGGGCGTCTATTGCCGACTGGCGCGAACCATCGATCTCGCATTGGTTGGCGGCATCGCGCAAAGCCTTTACGTGTTCTGGGTCTTTGTGGATCGAAGCCGCATCGCGGAGCGCGGCCGAGACGCAGGTTTTCGTGGCGAGCACCGCGCAGCGCGTTGCAAACTCTTCGGCGTCAAGGTGATCCTTGCTGCCAAGTTGGATAACGGCAAGGCGCCGCAACCCCTTCGCACGAACCTCGTTCGAGGACCAACGCGAATCGTTCAGTCTGATCTTGAGCGAGCGTAACGCTGGTGCAACACACCGCGGATCGTCTCCATGAGGGAGACCGAGCGCATAGCAGACCGCCGCCTCAACACACATCTGGCCAGGAATCGGCTTGCCAACGCCATTGACAAGACCGGCGTCGACAACGGCGAGAAGCTTGGTGACAACGGCACTGGTGATTTCTGGAGTGGCTTTGCTTCGGTTCGGATGGTTGATCATGTCTTGGTTCCAGCCCCTGAAAGCGCGAGGCGCCGCTGAGACACATTGAGACTATTTGAGACATATCGCAACAGTTATTTCTCTTCTGTCTCACTTTGATCCGTCAGCAACAACTGCGCCGTCTTCGCCAGTTCCGTCACCAGCTCAGCGTCCGATAGCTTGTCGAACTCCCCGGCCCGCCCGATCTCGTGCCGGTGCACGTCGCGCCAGGCGTCCTTGCGGCGATTCTTGAGCCAGAAGATCTGGGCTGTAACGTCAGGCGGGACGTGCTGCAGATAGGGAACGATGACCGGAACAGACGTGTCCTTCGGAAGGAATATCTTAACAGTTTCATAGGTATAGCCAACGGCTCGGTTATACAGACTGCGCTCAACACGGTCGTCCGCTACCGACTTTCCGGCCTTTAAGGCCTCCGCAAAACTTGGGTGTACCAGCTTCCATTTTGAGATGGTTGAGGGCTGAACCTTAAAAAACCTAGCAATTTCAATGTCCGTAGCTCCAAGCCTGCATAAATGCGCTGCTTGTTCGGGAAACTCTGCCTTGAATGCAGTTGGAGCGCCTATTGATCGAGGAACCACGGCTGTCAGGTCTTCGACGTCCGATAGTTGAACGCTGTCAAGGTTGTCCAATGTATCAGTATCATCGCCCTTTCCCTCAGCGCGGTCTGCAGCGCGCTTGACTGAGGCTTTGGAGGGCTTGCGGGGCTTTTTCATGGTCTTTAATTCAAATCGTTAACGCCATCATTTGGCGTTCCAATATTCGTCTTCTTCAGCAGCGGGGTTCGATTTGCTGTTTGGCTTCTGGTTGAGTTTGAAACGGTTCTGCCCGTTGATCGGATTGGCCAGAACGGTATCGATCAGGTATTTGATCGATGCGGCGTTTTTGACGCCGTGATCAAAAAAGCACTGAACAATTTCCAGATTGTATTCGTATACCACGCGCCGGAGGTCCGCAGGCATAGCGTCAACTCGGCTCATGCGCTTCTGTGCTCTCTTGACGAGAGAGGCGTTGTAATCCGGCTTTTCCAGAGACACCATGTCATTCCGGCGCTGAGCGATCAGCCGTTCACGCGGCGTCATGCTCTGCCATTCTTCGGCCCTCTGTTCTTTGCTGAGATTGCCCATGGGTTCCCGCTACATTTAGCTCTCACATATATTTCGGCTGGATAGCCCCGCCACAGAAGCCGGTCGGGGTTCCGTCGTGGTCCTGGTGGGACCAGCGCCAGAACATGCAACCAGAAGCGATGCACCGACCGAAATCAGTATTTCCGTCTGTGTCAGGATAGGCCTTTGCGCCATCCTGGTAAGGACACCAC